CCAAAAGCGGTATTTCTTAAAAATATTAAAATTGCTTGTTTATCTTCTTCCAATAATTCATCAATTGTAATGTCTTTATCAAGTACTTTTCGTTTTAATAATTCAGTAACAATTTCACTTGTTTGAATAAGGTTAGGCGAGGATAAGATATTCTCATCTGATGCCGTTAAATAGGCTATTTTCAATGATTTCTTTTTGCTTGCGTACATAATACCCCTTGAAGGTAATTCTACAACGTCGTAAGCTATCGTAGGGTCAATTCTATATTCTTCCATAGTATAAGTTTATACTATAACTAGCATAAAGTAAAGAATTAAAATAAAAAAACCGATACTCCTTTTAAAGAATATCGGTTTGTATGAATAAAAATCGTAATATTAGTAAACTTGGATACATCTATCCATTCTTAAAGTACATTGGATAGTTGCTAAATCTTCTCTACTGTAATCTAACTCTTGGAAGTTCAAATCAGTAATCCAAGCACCTTGGATAATCCATTTTTCAACAACCACACCTGTTGGATCAAGCATTTCTAATTCGATGTCTTTTTTGTAACCAGCAGCATAACCCATACGTCCTGTAACTGATTCAGCGTGTAAACGGAACCATTCCATTAAAGCCTGAGAAGCAGAAGGTCCAATTGGATCTCTGAATGTGATTCTCATCTCTTGCCATTCAAATCTACCAGCTACATATGTTGATGTATTCAAGAAAGGAATCGGAGTTGAGTTAATTTTAACACTAGGTCTAGCACCTGCACTTACGTACCATTCGTTAATACCTAGAGATGATGGGAAACGGAATAAAAATCTGTTAACCCTTTTTGGTTCGTATGGAACCGGCATTTTCATTAGTAAATCTGCCATATTGTGTTGTTTGTGTTTTAATTATTTATCTTCTTATAAATATATCAGTATTGGAAATAATTTTTTTTATCCACAACTACTTGTTTTTGTCAATTATTTTTCGTAGTTTTTTACAGACACTAAAATTATTTACTTACTTCTATTATAAATACTATATACCACAAAATACCTAACTAATTCAATATAAATAAATAAAATATTACAAAAATCTACTATTCGTAGAAGCCCATACTATATCTATTATTAAATAATAGATTCTACTTTACATAAAAATAAAATTTCATTTAACATAATGTTATAGTTCCACATGGAACCTTAACAAAAAAAGGACTGATTTCTCAGCCCTTTTCCTTTTATATATCTCCTTTTAGATTAGATATTTTCGAATGAAGCACCTGTTGGGGTGATTACGAATTCTAAATCGATGAATTCTAATGCTCTTGTAGGTTTAACATAGATTTTACCTCTCATTGTGTTTGCATCAATATCAGCAGGGTCGCTAGATACAGTTACTTTAAAGTCATACAAACCTCTTTCTTTTTTAATTGAGTCCAAAATTGGATTCACCAATCTCAAAAATTCTTGTCTAACTTGATCATCATTTTGTTCAAATAACAATCTTACAGCCACGGCAGAAATTAATTTTCTAGCTTGTAATAATAATCTTCTTACGTTAATTCTATCTAAAGCTGATTCTTTAACTTGAAGTGTTTTGTTACCCCAAATAATAGTACCAGTATCAGAGAAAGTCGCAATTGGATTGATTCTGTTCTTATAAAGTAAATCTCTATCATCTAAAGTCAATTTCTTTTGAGCTTTAATAGCATTTACCAAACCTCTAGAATAACCTGCTGGCGCAAACCAAGGATAGGCTACGTTATCAGTTAAAGCAATGTTCTTACATACTTCACCTGTTGGTGGAATATACAATTGAGTTGCGTTATCGGTATCTCTTACTTGAATCCAAGGCCAGTATGTTGCGGAATAGTTTGAATCAATTGAAGCTGTTGCTAAATCATCTACCGCTGATTGAGCATCCAATTCGTTTGGTGCACCAATTACATATAATGAATCAGCTCTTTCATTCTCAATCATATCAATTGCTTGTGAAACTAATGAACTATTGTTTAAAAAATCTAAACCTGGTGTAGCAAATAAGTTAATGTTTACTGCTTCAGGATTAGCATATGTTTGAATACCTTTTAAATAAGCATAGTAGTCTGAATTTGGTACAGTTTTACTAAAAACACCACCATTATCTGTATTTCCTGAAGTATATGTGTTTTTACCATAGATATACTGATCAGTGTTAGTTTTTCTATTTCTGTAGACATCCCAACCATCAAAACCACCAGCTACTGCAAACGTAAATTTACGGTAGTTGATATTCAATAATTTATTGTCATTCGCATTACCTGATTGACCCTCTAAGTCATATGGTGTTGTGAAAAATTCATATCCAAGTTCAGTGTCACCTGTTATTGAAGATGCTTGTGAAGATAAATGAAATCCAGGTGTTAATTTAGTATTATTTCCTTTGTAATTTAATAAATCTGCATCGTATTTGAAATTTTCTTGTGTTGAAAGCCCTAACATTACTTTTCTAACTTTGTCACCATTTGATGTAACGGTTTGACCTGAATATGGACTAGACGCCGGGTAAGTAAATATAGTTTCTCCTGCATCAAAATATTGAGTTTTATAAAATAATGAACCTACTTGTGCAGTACCTACTACTGATACATTGAATCCTCTAAAACCTGCTGGTATAGCATCAGATGGTGCATTTAATGCCATATTCAACATGATATACTTAGAATTTAATGTGTATTCACCGTCTGAAGTACCAACTTTAACTGCAATATATCCAGGAACATCAGGGTTCATAGAACATCTTGAGAATCTTTCTAAAATAACAATATTATCATCAGCGTCATTAAAATCACGAACAATTAAATCAAATTCACCTGTATTGATATCAATATTTTGAATTGTGATTTTTATTTGTTTGTTTGCTGCGTTACCATCAGCTATTGAAATTACGTTAAATAAGTCTTGAACTTTACCACCACGAACCTCAGAAACTACTGTTGGTGAACTTGTTGTATCCCATGGATTTAAAAAATTATCAGTTTCGTCATAAACAATTTCTGTTAAACTTAAACCACTAACAACACCAAAATTATATAAACTTGTTAAATAATTTGGATATGCTTCATTTACATAAATTGGCACGTCACCGTTATCCATATCAAATACACCCGAACCTAATACTTTTGTAATGTATTTGTTTGAACTTTGATCCATTGTACATGTAAACACTTTTTCACCACCTGTTGCACCTGTTACATGAATATCAAATTCTGCAAATGGATTAGATTCAAGGGTTGAGCCTGTTGCAATTGAAAATGCTGTGCTACCACTTACTTCATATACCAACGTTTGGGCATCATAATAACCTCTTGATCTAAAAGTTGCAACAACAATACCATCAAATTCTGTGTTACCTGATGTTGCAATTGTTTTAATTGCGAATGTTTTACCCGCATTATAACCTGTTAAACCTAATACTCTTGTTACAAATAATTGGTTTGATTGTTGTAAATATGATTTAGCCACATAAGGTAATTCATATTTTGGATTACCAGCACCATCTTTTTCAGGTGAAGTTGCACCGAAATATGTTTTATATTCGTTGTAATTACTTACCAAAATTGGTTCGAAAGCTGGACCTTGTAAGGTTTCACCAACTATTCCCAATGTAGTTACTCCGACACTTTGAGCCACGAATGTTAAGTCTAATTCAGATGTGTAAACACCTGGAGAGACGAATACTTTGTTTTGAGTTGCCATTTAAAATGTTTAATTAATTTTTTTTATTACTTATCTAATAAATATCTTTGTTTTTATCAAAGATTTCGCGGTTTTTCTTAAAAAGATAGTTATTTATCTTTTAATATCTTTTACAATGAAAAACGAACAAAAAAACGTAAAAATTAGTGTTAAACACCATGAAATGCTTAAAAATCACTGTGATAAAAATGGATTAAAAATCTATAAAGTTTTAGAAAAATATATAGAAGAACTTACAAAACCTAAAAAGAAGGACATTTACGGAGATGATTAGTATAGGTAAGTAATACCAATTCTAGACCCTAAACCAGGAGCATCGGTCAATGTTATGTCTTGTGGACCCGTAATAGTGAAACCTCTGCCTTCATCTTCAACAAGACCATTTATATCAAATGTCACAATACTGTTGATAATTTGATTTACATGAAATGTTAAATTCCCATTATAAACATAATTTTCTGTTGTTGTGTTTACAAGCGTGCCAAAGTTATCTAAAAGAACTTGTGTTTGTCCTTTGTAATATGTAATTGTTACAACACTACCTTCTAAAGGAGGTGACACAAATGTTACTCTAGATGTAAATGGAATAAAATAAAAATCAACATTTCTCTCTTGTAATAGACCATTTATCGCAACACTAAACAATGTACCAATGGGTTCACCTACACTAAATGTTGTTTGGGTACCATCAGCAATAAAATTTGTAACTGTAATATTGATATACTTGTTAGTGTAGTGTTTAGTATAATTGTTTCCTTGCATAAATTCATTCATAAGGAAAAATCTGCTAATTGCTGGCTTCACCTCAAATTCTTCACTATCAATCAATAACCCAAGCATAATAAATGTGTAGTTTTGGATATAAAATCTACGCCCATCCATTGTATCCATTGGTGTATTATCTTCAATTTTATCTAAAATGATTGGAATATAATGTCCTTTAACTTGTGTATAATCTTGTCTTGATGCGAATCTTTGTAAAACAATTTTATTAAACCTGTTTAAATCTCTAAACTTATTACATACAATTGTTACGTCAAATGTAATATCAACTGCAACGGGTTGTGGGATTTTATATATGTCAGCTCCCATTTGTGTACCATTCCAAGTTGGAACGGAAGAATAAAAAAATTGATGTCTATCAGGAACCGTTCTTTGAATTGAAGGATTTGTTCCGGGTTGCACATCCGGTTTTCTAATTGTAACAATAAAAGGTAATTGCATATTACCGTCCTCATCCGCAAACTCCCAATTATTTGTAAATTCACCCCATCTTTGGATTGTTAGTATTTTATCTACTACAGGTACAGTTTTACCATCAGAAACTATAACAAAATTCTTTTTAATGTAATCAAGCATGCCCTTATCTAAATCATCATGTAAAATGGAATCAGGTAAGTAGGTATCGTTTTTGGTTATATCATCAAGCAACTCTTGGCGTCTAGCCGTAAGTTCCTTTTCATGATATATTTGAATATTATTTTTTCTTTTAGGTATTGGCATATCTTAAACTCCTCTAAATTCACCTTCTTGTGCAATTGCACATGTTATTGTTCTGTAAAATGGTTTATAACCCCACATATTGTGTTTATTATCTGTAACCACCTTACCATCGTTTATTACTGTATAATATCTAGTTCTATCTTCTGTTTCAGGATAACCAATAAAATCGCCGTATCTAATATCTATTTTTAAATCTTCAAGTTGTTTTAAATAAACTTGTAAAGTTAAATTTCCTGGCTCGTTATAACGCATCAAACCATTTTTATATGATTTATTGTTAGGTGCGTCTATTTTTACTATAGCGTTAAACTCAACAGGCGAGAAATATCTTATATCATCCATACCTACTTCAGCGTAAACACTGTCGTTTTCGGTTTTACTTCTATCAACACGATATAATACAAGTTTCATGTTTAAGTCACCGACCATGTATTCAGAGCCTATTTGAATGTTTAAATCAAAATCGTCTTGTCCGAAAAACTTGCTAATGCGGGTAATTGGTAATTTGGCCATATCCTAATAAATAGTTTAGTTTTTTATTCTAATTACTTATATTATACTAATAATTAACATGATACCAGAAATTGAAGCAAGAGAACTATTGGAAACCTACGAAGGAGGTAACAATTATTTACTAGAATTTAAAAGAAAATTTATTGACGTTAAAAATTTTAAACTAACACGTCCACAAGCCGAATATGTTTTAAAATATAAAGATACCACCCCAAAGGTTGCTAAAAAATATATTAAAATTGTAAATACGTTTGGTGAAAAAATAATGGAAGAACGTTTATTGACAAAACCATTAGACCAAATTTGGTGTGAAAAATTATTGTGCGAATCGGATAAAGCCTTTCATATATGGGGTAGATATTTTGAAACAGAACAAATGAGTGCTTTTTGGTTACCTAAAGCTGCCGTTATTCAACCTGAAAAAAAATTAAACAGAGAAATTGATTACACCCAATATAGTTCTAGACCACCACTTGATCATCAAAAAGTGGCTATTGAAAAATTATTAGCAAATGATAAATTTATTCTTGCTGATGATATGGGATTGGGTAAAACAACCTCAGCTGTTATAGCATCTTTAGAAAGTGGTGCAAAGAAAGTTTTAATTGTGTGTCCAGCATCATTAAAAATCAATTGGGACCGTGAAATAAAGAATTACACAGATAGACGCACTTTAATAATAGAAGGTCGTAAATGGGGTTCTACGTTTGATTATTATATTATTAATTATGATATTATAAAAAATTATCATACAACAGATAAATCTGAAGATAGTGATGATTATAAATTATTGGTAAACGCCGGATTTGATTTGGCTATTGTTGATGAAGCACATTATATATCAAATAACACAGCAAACAGAACGCGTTTATTAAATGATGTATTAGAAAAAATTCCTAAAGTATGGTTATTGACAGGAACACCAATGACATCTAGACCAATAAACTATTTTAATTTATTAAAAATTGTTGAATCACCTTTAACCTTAAATTGGCAATCATATGTTCGTAGATATTGTAAAGGATTTCAATTTAGTGTTGGAAACAGAAAAGTATGGAACACAAGCGGAGCAAGTAATCTAGACGAATTACGTGAAAGAACAAAAAATTTAGTTCTTCGTAGAATGAAAACAGATATTTTAGATTTACCTGAAAAAATCATTACACCAATCTTTGTTGAATTGACAAGCAAAATGTATGATGAGGAATTAGAAGAATTTACAAGAATCAGTAAAGAAAATAAAGAAAACGAAACAATGTCTGTAACATTAAATCGTTTAATGAAGGTACGTCAATTAATATCATATGAAAAAATTCCATATACTTGTGAGTTGATTGATAGATGTATTGACCAAGGAAAGAAAGTAATTATTTTTACAAATTTCACTATGACATTAGATATGTTACATGAAAAATATAAAAAAAATTCTGTAGTTGTTGATGGTCGTATGTCTAAAGAAAGAAGACAAGAATCAGTTGATAGGTTTCAAACAGAGGATAAAGTAAAAATTTTTATTGGTAATATTAAAGCTGCTGGTGTTGGTTTAACATTGACCGCTGCGGAAGTTGTTATAATGAATGACTTATCGTTTGTACCTGCGGACCATTCACAAGGCGAAGATAGAGCTTATAGATATGGTCAAACAAAAGGTGTTTTAGTATATTACCCAATATTTGATAATACAGTTGAAAGAATAATTTATAATATTCTCCAAAAAAAGAAGAACAATATCGACCAAGTTATGGGAGACGGGGAATATTCCGAATCATTTAGTAGTGACTTGATTAAGGAACTTTTGTAAATCATTTTTCACATCAGTTAAAATCACATCTAAATCATCATCCGTCGGGTCACCTATCGTTACGGTAATAACCCTATTATCGGTATCTAAAGTGGCAACATTTTCAAAACTTTCAACAGTTTTATACCTAAATTCAAAATTATTTTTACCGCCTAATTCAAAAAGTTCTAATAATGGTTTGTTCATATAATCAAATATAAGAAAAAATCAAATATTTATCAAATATGAGCGCAATTATTTCACCAACAGACAGAGACAAATTATATACCCAGGTATTTCACCTTTTGGGTATGCCAGTAAGAGGCATAGAATTGACTGAAGAACAAATGGATACATTCCTTGAGCTTTCTTTGTCAGAATACGAACAATATGTAAATGATTGGCTTATTGAATCACAATGGTCATCATTAGCTGGACTTAATGTAGATACACAATCCTTATCTAGAGCTTTTACAACTAGAAGTTTAGACTATGAAACGCAATTTACATATTCATATTCTAAAATTGTTGGCCTACAAGCGGGTGGAGATTGGGAACTTAAAAAAGATTATTTTGATTTAGTAAGAGGACAACAAGTATATGAAATTCCTGCAGGACGTGAAATAAACGAACTTTTATGGTTTACACGTGCGACGCTGACCGATTCTATTGTAGATCCATTTCTAGGTGGTTTTGGTGGTCTTGGTGGCGTTGGTTTTGGTGGTGTGGGTGGATTTGCTCAAGTTGGTACATCTGGTTCATATTTCATGTTACC